TGACTATGGCGGTAACAACTCGACCTAGCTCTGGCCCTAGTGTTCAAGACATTATTGGCTCTGATCTTGCTTTGGCTAAGGAGCTACTGCGTCCATTCCGTAAGGTTCGATAAATGGCAGGTCGCACAGGCGTACGAGCTACGCTTTATACGTATCTCAAGAATGCCAATATCAGCACTCTTAACCAGATATTTACCTCGTTTCCAAAGCGCATTAACTACCAGGTCAATTCGACGGCTGGACAGCTTTCCAGATCTGCGGTTGTAATCTTTATCCAAAATGAACGCGAAAAGCGCATAGCTATTGGTGGAGCTACTAACGGCTGGAAACAAGTGGACTTCACGGTAGTTTTGCAAATCTTTCACCATTCAATGCAAAGAGACGCCGAGGACGCTATGGCAGATTTTGATACACTAGTGGATAACATTAAGGCAACACTGCGAGCAGATCACAGGTTCGGTGATACGACTGGAAATCTGGTGTGGCAGGGTGCCGAGCCTGCGATAGACACTCTTTACGGAGAGCCAGTCACCTCAGACAACGGCGCTACTGAAACTTTTGCAGAGATTCGTTTTGATGTAACTGAAATGATCCAGGCATAGGAGAAAAATGGCAAGCTACACCTACACAGGCAACGGTGACCGTGAGTTTCCTACGCTTGTACTGACAGTAAAACCAGGCGACACGTTTGACGCTCCAGCAGATTTTGTTGCAGCTGACGTAGCTCCTGCAACAGCAAGTAAGAAAACAGCTTTCGCAGCTGATCCAACACCAGCAGCCTCGTCTGCTACAACGCAAGGAGCGTGAGTAAATGTCAGTACAAAATACACACCGTTCGTACGTAGGTATTGCTAAAGAGACAACAAAAGGAACAGCGGTTACACCGACTGTCTTTATTCCTGTCATAGCTTCTACCCTCAAGCCTGTTGATAAGTACGGAGCTCTCTATGACGAGGGCCTACGTGGATCACTTGTAAAGAATTACAACTACATTCAAGGTCGCGGAAACTCAACTTTTGATTTTGGTGGAGCAGCTTTCGCTGACACAATCGGTTTCCCAATCGCAGGACTTCTCGGTGAAGATACTGTTTCAGGTTCAGCACCGTATGTCCACACTATTGCTCTTAAAAACTCAGCTACAGCAGCAGCAGACGCTCAGCCAGCTGCCTTTACAATGACTGATTTTTATGCAGCTAACGTCCGCGCTTACGCAGGACAGCAATTCCACGATTTTTCACTCAAGTTCACAGCTGAGGGACTTCTAGAATACGACGCAAAAGCTACTGGCTGGCTTTCAGCTACAGCTTCTACTCCTACTCCTAGCTTCTCAACCGTTTTACCTACCCCTGTTTGGTATGGAACAGTCTCAGTAGCTGGCACCACGGTCTCTAACGCAACTACTGGAAATATAGATATGAAGCGTCCAGTAACTCCTATCTTTGGTATTGGCAATACTCAAAACCCTTACCAGGTATTCGTAGGAGCTCTTGAAGTCACAGGCAAGGTCACCTTCCTTATGGAAGCTGACGCACAGCTCACAAACTACCTTACAAACACTCAACCAGCTCTAGTGTTCAACTGGACTCAAGGCTCAGGTTCTTCACAGACTCAGATCCAAGCTACTTTAACAAAGGGTGCATATACACTNGCTGCTATTGAGCGTTCAAAGGATTTTGTAGAAATTGTGGTAGATATCAACGCTCAAGGTAANCTCACAGACTCAGGAACAGTCGGATACTCTCCTATNAAGTGGGTTATTAAAAACGCTGTAACTACTGCTTATCTCTAAACCCTAATATCGAGTAGGGGAACACGGCTAGATTTTGCCTCGCCAATTCCCCTACTCGGCTTTTATCCTCTAGGATATGAGGCAACCTATAGGAGGCAAAAATGGCAACTAAGAAGATTTCGCTCCCCTCTGGAGCTACCGTAACTATTAAGGATCCAGCTACTCTTAGAGTCAAGGATCGCAACCGTGTAATTAAAGCTGGCGACGGTCTAACAGGCGATATTGCTAAAGGCCTAGCATTTAGCGAAGCTCTTATTTCTACAATCGTTGAAGAGTGGTCCTACGACCTCATTATTCCTTCTGTCAAGCTTGAGTCACTAGAAGAGCTAGAGATCGCAGATTATGACGCTTTAGTAAAAGCCTCAGAAGAAATCAGCGCAGTTCTATTTCCTGCTCTAGTTAAGACTGAGGAAACTGAACAAGACCCAAAAGCGCCTACAGAAAGCTCCAACGCCTAAAGTCAAGACTCCAGGGCTTTCAACGTCACGAGGATCTGGATTACCCAGATGAAGAATGGCGGTATTTTAAGTTTGCTGATCGCTTTGGTTGGACACCTGACCAGGTAGATGATCTGCCAGCTGGTAAGTCCGACTGGCTACTAGCTATCGCTGATACCCTAGAAGAAGTAAAAAGCGAACAGATAGAGAAAGCGAATAACCGTAGTGGCTGACAATTTTGCTGAGTTTCAAGCTGGTATGCAACGCTGGCTCAGTCGTTTTGACCAAGCTAGCGGTAACGCTATGGGTTTAATAGCTCGCCAGGCATATATCAACGCTAAAGCAAACGCTGATTCAGCTTCTAATCCTCCAGTGCGTATGACCGTAAAACGTGGACCAAACGCAGGTAAGCAGTATTACAAATACGGTCCGCATATCGGATCTAATAACGGTCCTAACAGAGGTACAGGAAATCTTTTAACTTCTATGACATATTCTTCTGGTCGTAGAGGTTTTGGTAGTTATACAGCTGAGGTAGGAGCTGGTGCTGTATATGCCAGACAACTTGAACTAGGCGGTGGCAAGTGGACAAGTGGGGTAAAATATCCATATATGCAACCTGCTCTGACAACTCTTGTTACGTCAGGTCAGCTTAGTCAGATTCTTGCTTACGCTTTTAGGCCTTTAGGGGGATAGTCAATGGCAGGTGANATCCCTCCACTAAATATCACCGTCAATCTTGAAACNTCTGGGGTTCAGACTGGTGTCAATCAAGCCACCACCAGCATTAAAGGTATTTCGGCTGCAGCTGAGGCGACAGCTAGCAAGTTCACTAATCTCAAGAGCGTTATGCTCGGTACTTTTGCCAGCTCAGAAATCCAAAAGGGTATTCAGGCATTCGAGGGATTTCTTAAAGATTCAGTAAAAGCAGCTGAGGGCGCTCAAACTTCTATAGCAGCCCTCGGCGTAGCTATGAATAACGCAAAACAAAACACAGACGCTAACCGTCAAGCTGTTGAAAAATCTACAACCTCAATGGAAGCTTTAGGCTTTAAGGCTAACGATACCCGCGAAGCTTTAACAAAGATGATTACGGCGACTGGATCAGTTACTGAGTCTCAAAGGCTTATGGGTGTAGCTGCGGATTACGCTCGCCTCAAGCACGAAGATCTTGCTCAAGCTGCAACCGTCCTTACGCGCGGTACAACTGGTGCTGCCAGGGCATTCCGCGAGTTTGGTATTGTCTTAGATACTAACCTGCCTAAAAACCAAGCTATTACTAAAGCTTTTGACGAACTTAATCAAAAGATCGGCGGTCAAGCTGCTGCCTATGCTGACACCTATGCTGGCAAGCTACAAATTATGGGAGCTCAGTCAGAGGACCTTAAAGAAAAAATTGGAGCTCTCCTTCTCCCAGTATTAACAAAGCTTGAAAGCTGGTTTATTGAATCTGTTAAATGGCTAGCTGATCACAAAGCAGCTTTAGAGGCTGTAGCTCTTGTAGTGGGTACGCTCCTTTTGGTTGCAGTCACTAATCTGACAATTTCACTTGTAGGTATGGCTGCTGCCTGGGTTACAGCTAACCTGCCTATGATTGCAATAATTGCCACAATAGGCCTGGTAGTCGCTGGATTCGTCAAGCTATGGAATAGCTCAGAAACCTTTAGAAAGATCGTTGTAGACGCTCTCAAGCTCGTTGTAGACGCTTTTGGCTACCTGGTGGGAGCTATTGGCAAAGTAATTGAAGCTGCCAGCCACTTACCGTTTATCGGTGGAGCTTTCAAGGGTATGGCGAGCGCCGTCAATGGCGCAGCTCTGGATATTGGCAAGTTCGGAGACAAGCTTGACTCTCTGTCAAACAAAAAAATTGACATTAAGTTCCCTAATATAGCTGACCAACTAGCTAAAGCTACGGGTGGAACTAATGGCGTTTCACCAGATATTGCTGGCTTGGTTCCAGGTGGCAGCACGGCTAAGGGCGCTGCAGCTGCTGACAAAAAAATGCAAGCTGATCAAGCAAAACTTAAAACTTATATTGCTCAAGAGCAGACAATTCTTGCCGATCGCGCTACGAAAATGGCTGCTGCTCAAGCTACTTATGATGACGCTGTAACCACGGCTCAAACTAAACATTCTCAAGAAGTCCTAGATATTACAAGCGCCTATAACGACAAAATGCTTGCTAATAAAACAGCTTACGACGACGCTGTAGCTACTGCCACGGCTGATAATGAACAAAAGATTTTTGATATTAAAAAGCAATATGCAGATAACGCTCTTGCTCTTCAACAAAAAGCCATAGACGATCAAAAGAAAGTTATTCAACAATCTATTGACGTAATGACCAGCGGTTTTGCCAATGCTACAAAAATCGACCTCGGCAAGCTCTTTACTTCTGGTGGTAGTAGCGCAGGCGGTTTAGTTGCAGGTCTCCAAGATCAACTAGCTCAAATTACACAGCTTCAACAGGACGCTGGAAAGCTAGCTGCTCAAGGGTATAACCAATCTTTTATTAACGAAGTTATTGCCCAGGGGCCAAAACAAGGTGACGCGCTCGCTCAATCCGTATTAACAGCTGCGCCTGAGACCCAAGATTCAATTAAACAGCTTTATGCTCAGGTTCAAGACGCTTCTCAAAACGGTCTCAATGACCTAGCTAAACAAATGAATGACGGTACAAGTTTTGCTACACAGCAGCTTGCTCAATCTTATGCTCAAGTAAGCGTTGATCTTCAAAAGGCTCTGTCTGATAATTCAGCAGCTTTGACAGATTCGCTTAATAAGCAACAAGACGCATTTCAGAAGCAGCTTGACGCAGCTCAAGTTACCCTAGATAAAGCTAACAAAGCAGCTGCGGACGCCAGGGATCTTGCCTTGCAAAAGTCAGCTCAAACTCTTGCCGACTCTTTGCAGACAGCTCAAGATAATTACACAAAAGCAACTAACGCTATTTCTGACGCAACAATGAAACAGCTTGACGCTTTACAAACAAAAATTACAACTGTTATGGCTCTTTTAGCTTCTATGGGTAAAATGGCTGGAATTGGCAATGGCGTTACTTCTGTTCCAGCGGGTTCAATTACTTCGGCACCATTAACGTACACGTCGTCTAATGGTTTTAATGTGCCTAACGCTACTCCACAAGGTCCTGGAATTGGATCCTCTGCACCTATTATTGGTAGTCTTACACAAAACGTTTATACAA